ATGGTGTGGAGATATACGCACTAGACTGGAATCCAGTTAAAAGAATTGTCATACCACTATCCAATATTTACGATGTAGTCCCAGAGGTTCGTGATAGATGGATGGAGTACTGCACAAACATATTCAACCAACAGTGTCGCAGAAATATACGCTCGTTCCTAGATGCAGGAGTGACACAATGATTAAACTAACAGAATGCAGAAATGGAAAAAACCCTCTACTACTAACTGGAATACACGCTGTTTATCCCAACAGTAGAGGAGGTAGCACTATTGTATTTTACGGTCAACGATACGATGTCGTTGAATCAATTAAGGAGGTTGAAAGTGTTTGGCACGATTCTTGCTTTATTAGTAATACTGATGATGATGGTAATAATAATAACATCAACACTATTACTAATAATAGTACACCTAGACAGGCAACCAGAGAACTATCAATTGGAATCACGTACAAGGACACAGTGATCCAAGTACAGGTAGATCCAACGTGTCAACCTAACCTAGTGAACACAGTAGCATACAATGATAATCTGAAAGGCGTTATAGCCCATTGGTTCTCTTTGCACGAGGAAAGGTATGGCAACATACCCCCAATCATCCCTTGTACAGATATGGGCGTTATATGCGCTCTTAATGGAAAGGCTAACGGTTTCGATAATGGTAAGCGATTATTGACGTGGTTGTATAATAGCAGTCACAGTAGAGCACAGTGGTATCGTGAGAATAAAAACACATCTCCAACCACAGTGTTGAGATCTAAAGTTTATGCGGAGTGTCTATCATTTGAATCTGAAAGTTCATTACAACCAAAGCAAAAGAATCAACCACGTCAACACAAGTTTGATGATGATGGAAACCTAATCTAGGAGTACACAATGCCATACTACAGTAAAGAAAGTGATCAGCCTACGAGCGCATTAAATCACGGTGATGAACGACGATACAGTGTTGTGTATGCTATCGAGCAGTTTATGATGAACTTCAATAAACGACAAGATTATATGCGTGTGATGTATCCAACTTGGGAAGCGCACCTAGAGAAAGTCAAAGACAAGGTAATTATGAATGCTAGTCAACGACTATCTGCTAGTAGTGAAGACTATGCGAAACTGTCACACTTCCTAGAGCACGTAGAGGACATTATACGTGAGCAAGGCGGTACTGGTCTTACTATGAAAAACTACGAGTATTGCGAAGACTGTCAGGTTAACGAAGGTATTCGCAGAACAACATTCTCGTACACCGTTATTGAGACGCAGAAGGCAGTCACTCAAACTCGTGTAACAAGATGTACCTGCAAGGGTTCGTGTGACAAATACCCCAATATGATGCCTTGGAATACACTACAAGACAAAATACAGAACGACGCTAGGATTCAACTGCACGGACATTGGGTAACAGACTATCGCAATTCAACAATGCCAAAGTCTATTACTGATCCAGAGGGATACGCCAAAAAGCAAATGCAGATACGCATTGACGAAGAGAACGGAAACCCTAATCCTTTCCTGGAAAAGGTCAGAAGATGGGATGAACGAATGGAACTTAAGAATCGTATGAAACAACTAGAGGAGAATATACATGATGAGATGCCTTGGTAGTTTGACAACCTACACTATTATGATACAACACTATTACAACAACAACAACAACATTCAGGAGTAACCAATGAATAATACTGACACAACAGCCTTGTTTAAGGCAATACATAAATTCCATCAGTCAAGGACTGTCGTTAAGATGACCGCAGTAAACCCAAGATTCAAGTCTAAGTATGCTAGTTTAAGCGACATACAAAAAGCTACACGTAAACCATTAAGTGAAGCAGGTTTAATTGTTGTACATCAATTAGGTGAGAATGATATGATGACTAGTTCATTGATTCACGTAGAATCAGGTCAATCGTTATCTAGTACGTATGCACTACGATGTAAGTCTTCAGATGCTCAAGCCTGGGGTAGTGCTATTACCTATGCAAAGAGATATGCCTTATCCGCATTGCTAGACATTATTACAGATGTTGATGATGATGGTAACAATGCAACAGACTCTAAGGTTAAATCAGCCATCAAAGACCGAACAACTACAAATGAAGACGATGATAAAGACTGGCTAACAAACAAACATCCACAGTACGACGACATAAAACAATGGGTCATTAGTGGTAATGACCCCAAACGTTTACGTGATAGGTTCAAGGTATCCAAGGCTATGATGACCAGCCTTGAGGAGTTGCAGCAATGACATTTGGAGAACACCTAAGAGTGGTACTAGAACCAGTAAACAAAGCGGAACTAGCAAGAGAACTTGATATAACAAGAAATGCAATCAGCAAGTGGGTATGTAATAGAACAAGACCAAACGTAGTAAACCTAGTAGGTATATGTAAATTCGTGTATGGTGAACATTCTTGGCAACCATACTATCTTATATTGTCACAATTATTATATGAAAAGTTGAATAATAAAACGGATCAGTTATAATAAAACTGGTCAGTAGTAGGGGTGAGTTCAATCTTGGTTGGAGCTTACCCCTTTTTATTATGGTGGTGATGTGGCTCTACATATATGGATGCAAGAAAAGTTTGACAAACACAACCTAACATTAAAAGAAGTTGGAAAACAAACTGGTCTACATACATCATCACTATCTGGATATGTACGTGGAGAATACCTACCACGTCTAATTAACCTGGTAGCAATTGTTGAGATAATCAGCATTGCCGACAAAACAAGTCCACGCGAACTACTACATCAAGCATTGTTATCACTAGATGAATTGACTTATGCAGAAGAGCGATTCAACAAACGAAACAATAAAGATTAATCTGCATCAACCAATTCTTTAAGAACTTTATACAATAAAGTAATCAAGTCTTGTGCTAGTTCGTGACGTTCATCTTTAGTTAAACCATTACGACTATGGCTAATAAGTTTCTTAACGAACAATACAAGTTCTGGTGTTAGTGCCAATAAATCTTTATCCATAATATACTCCTACGTATATTATCTTCTACTCTTTTTTCCAGAACACTTCCACTTTTTTCTGGACAAATTGTTTGGAGTGTTTGGGTCGTTACGTTTCTTTGCAGAAACTCTCTTCTTAATTCCGTATGACCTGGCACAATAGGAGTCACCCTTTTTTGTTCCTGGTTGTATACGATCCGTTCCAGATTTGCTTTTTCCCGATTGCCCATAGGACACCGTTCTTTTTCTACCAGTCTTTTTATTCTTAACCACCTTAGCAAATCGCTTTCCTTTAGATGGTGTTGTTTTACGTGGCATTGCCTACCCTGATTAAAGATGCCTTTATCTCACTTATAATAGTGCTCAATGATGTAACACTTTGTTCTAACAACGACATTCGTTTATCTAAACTGTGAATCTCTTGTAGGATAGTTTCTCTAATTACCTTTTCATCTTGTTGCATATCTGAGATAACTTTATCATACCTAGATCTTAACTCTTCAACTTTCTTTTCCGCTTTGCTTTCACGTTGGTCTGCACGCTTCTGTAAGTCTTTGTTTTGAGTATATAGATACACACCAAATGCGGCATTAGCACCACCACTGATTAACAACTGTACTATCTCTCCTTCCATAATAATCTCCAATAAAAGTGTGGGATGTTAAACCAGATCTTGGACACCCCACACAAAACAACACTAACAATTATCCAAAGTATAAACAGGTAAGGTCATCAGATCCATCAGGTGCAGATCCCATAACGATTTGTCCGACACCGCCAGTTCCACCAGTTGCACTAACTGTGTACTGGTCAGCACCTGGAGAAGAAGCGACTTTTTGCAAAGCCAATCCGTTCAGGTAAACAATAGAACCAGTAACTAAAGTAGCATCCAAAGCTTCTGGTAGATCGAACGCAGTCTTACTTCCGTCTTCACCAGCAAGAGATACATACTTAGGAGCGAATGAAAGTTTAGCACCAGTGATAGATGCATCAGTAAGTTGAGTTGCCCCAATCTGACCATCAGCAACTTTAATACCGCTTCCAGAACGATCAATAGTATCGCCATTTGTTTTAACTCTTAGGTCACCGCCATCATCTTGTAGTCCGTTACCAAGTTTCAACTTATCAGCAGGAATTGAACCAGCCAATTTATCAGCTGTAATTGAACCAGCCAATTTAACATTGGTAATTGCATTGTCTGCAACAGCCGCTGTAGCAACTGCATTGTCTGCTAACATACCAGATACAACACCATTGTCATTAATTTTAACGCCACTTGCTCCTAGAGCCAAACTAGTTCCGTCTAGTGTAAGACTAAGAACTTGACCAGCACTAAGTTCAATACCGTTACCAGCAACACCATTAGCCAATACTAAAGAACCTGAAGCGTTAGCCAGTGAAGTTCCCAAAGTAAGTTTGTCTGCTGTAATACTTCCAGCAAGTTTTGCATTGCTCACAGCATTGTCTGCTATTTGCTGTACTGCGATTCCACCGTCACTAACTTTAAGCCCAGCGGCAGATACATTTAATGTAGTACCAGTTAGTTTTAAGGCAATGTCTGCAACAGCAGATGCACCTGTGTAGGACGACATTGTAATACCGCCAGAAGCAGAAGCACTTAATGCATCCAAATTACTACCAAGAGCTTTACCAGATATAGTACTATTAGCAAGTTTAGCATTCGCCACAGAACCCGCAAGCATTGCCGACGTAATTCCTAAAGCTTTAACTTGAAGTGCATCTCCAACAATTTGAATAGATGAATCATCTACTTCAACATCAATACGATTTCCTGTTTTACTTAAACCTGCTCCAGCTTCTGTATTTGATTGCCCAGCAAAGATACTGAATGATAAGTTATTTGTACCAACTACAGCAGAGCCTTTGTCAGATACACAAACAAAACCTAAGTCTCCATTTACAGTACCTTGCTCGATAAACATTGAATTACCAGCGGCATCACTACCAACTGCCATATCCGACGAACGTGACCAAGATCCAGCATCGCAAATATAAACGCCGTTTTGACTTGCTGTAGATTGATCCTTACATAAAACTCTATCCCCAGCAGATACTGCAAATCCATCAATAGTTTGAGTTCCACTCAATGTAATGTTAGCCGTTGTAGCAACTTTACATGATGCTTTTGGATCAAGACCAGCAGCAACTGAATCAACGTAACCACGAGTAGCAATTCCTTGTGTGTTTGAATCTGAACCAGTGTATCGAAGTTGTCCTGAAAAACTATAGTTGGACGAACCATCTAATTTTGTTGAATCGATTGCAAGATTCTTAATTTGTTCTGTTTTAATTTGTACAGCCATTATAGACTCCTAATTTTTTATGTATACTGCAACTAAGTTATCGTTAGCAGTAGGTGTAAATGATGTTGAGAATAGAGTTAATGAATCTTCAGTAATCTCTGTAGATGTTTGAAGTATTCCATTCCAATATATCTGAAGTAGACCCGATCTGTATGCAGAAGAAACTGTAAACTGTTGTCGAACACCATCGCAATCACCGGACAAATCTTGAATCACCTGATTCAACGTTCCGTTACCACCTATAGGAGCAAATACATCTGCGACAGGCATTTTATATCTCCCAAATTATAATGCTTTTAACAACTCTACAAGAGCCATTATCTAGTTTGAACCAGAGAAAAACATCATCACTACACATAATAGAAATAGGAAGCATAAACTTAAATACTACCGAACCTTTTGTAGTAGTGGTGATGCCTTTTGCAATAACTGCATCTGTATCTGGCAACCATATTTTATCACCAGCAGAATCTGTTGTAGCCTTTAAAGTTAATGTTGGTATA